ATTACGATTAGATTATGGATAGATGATGGGAGTTGGTAATGATGGATTATTATAATATGTGGATGAAGCAGTATTTTGATGCTTTAGATTTTATGACATTCAAAACGGAAGTGAATAAACAATTGATTACTAAGACATTACAGACAAATGATTACGTACCATTCAAAGATAATGGTTTAGATAATGTTATGAAGTTGTGGGCTATTAAGTGAACATTTTTTACCTAGACCACGATGTGCAACGCTGTGCTGAAATGCATAACGATAAGCATTGTATTAAAATGATTTTAGAATATTGTCAGCTTCTTTGCACAGCTCATCGCTGTCTTGATGGTGTTGAATATATTGATAAAACAAAAACCGGTCGTAATGTTAAACGATGGAAACTAGGAGATAGTCGTGATACAATTTTATACTCTGCCACACACATTCATCATCCAAGCGCTGTGTGGTGCCGCCAATCTAAATCAAATTATGAATGGTTACAACAATTATTGGTTGCACTATGCAAAGAATATACATTCAGGTATGGTAAAGTCCACAAATGCGAGCGTGACGGACTAGTGGCTCAGTTGGCACGATTGCCAGACACTATTTCGTCCGCTCCATTTACCGAACCGACACCTGCGATGCCTGATGATGTTAAGACTGCTGGTGATTCTATTAAATCATATCGTAATTATTACAATCTAAATAAAACTCATCTTGCTAGTTGGAAAGGTAAGATTAATTCACGCAATACACCGGAGTGGTTTAATGCCAACATACGAATTTAAGGACACCAAAAGTGGTGAACATTTTGAAATCTTTATGACATGGTCAAAGCGTGAGGAATACTTAAAAGAAAATCCTCACGTTGAACCAGTTGTAGCTGCACCTGCAATTATTGGTGGTGTAGGTAATTATCAAAACAAAGCACCTTCAGGTTTTAATGAGGTGATATCTAGGGTAGCAGAAGCACACCCAGCATCACCACTTGCCGAAAAAGTTGGTGGTCGTTCTATTAAAGATGTTAGAACAAGAGAAGTTGTTAAGAAACACGTAGATAAAATTACAAAGAGAATGACTAAGTGACATTTATACATGAAAAAATTGATGGCCTTGATTTTGAGTTGGAAGCAGTAACAACAGAATCAGGTAGAACATACCTAACACCGAAAGGTAATAGGTATAATTCTATTACTACAATTCTAAAACCATATAACCAGCATATCATTGAAAACTGGCGTGAAGCTGTCGGTGAAGAAACTGCCAACAGGATTTCAGGTATTGCTTCACGTAGAGGTGAAGCGGTTCATTTGGCTTGTGAGAAGTATTTGTTGAATGAGATGGATTTCAAGTTCAAACAAAATATGATGCCTAACATCAAACAGATGTTTTTGCAATTAAAACCACACCTTGATAAAAGTGTTGGTAAAATTTATGCGATTGAACAACCACTATATTCCGATGAATTGCAGGTGGCTGGTCGTGTTGACCTTATTGCAGAATGGGATGGAAAGTTATCAATCATTGATTATAAAACCTCTGGTAAGTTCAAAGATGCAAATGATATTGATAACTATTTTATGCAGTGTACCGCATATGCTATCATGTTTGAAGAAAGAACAGGTATTGCAATTGACCACATTGTAATTGCTATGGCTGTTGAAAGTGAAAATACTCCGCAGATTTTCTGTCGTGATAAAAAAGATTATATTGATAAATTAAATTATTTTGTAAGGTTGAATATTGAAAGTCTATCTAAACAATTATAAGCATCATTGGATTAGTCCATATACAATCTTAGAGAAGATTTATTTCTGGCGTGAGATTGATTATGATGAGCCGGTGATTGTTAAGATGAGTGGTATGTTACAACCATTCTGTGTTGCGATTCAATGGGTGTGTGATAAGCTTGACCGAAAAATTAATTATGTGAAGATTGACCGATGGGATACTTGGTCAATGGACCACACACTAGCTCATATCATTTTGCCGATGTTAAAGCAATTACAAGAAACAAAACATGGTGCTCCATATACGGATGATGAAGATGTGCCTGAATACTTGCGTAGTCACATGGCACAACCAAAAGAGTATGAGTGGGACACCGATGATTTACATTTCATGCGTTGGGATTGGATTTTGAAAGAAATGATTTGGACATTTGAACAGAAGGTTGATGATGATAACGATGCTCAGTTCTTTGACCACTCAACAGTTAAGGGTTTGCCTTGGGATAAAGATTATGTTGGTCCTAAGATGAATGTAGAGGCGTATGAATCTCACCATACGAGAATGTCTAATGGATTTAGACTATTTGGTAAGTATTACCAGAATTTGTGGGATTAAGCGTATAAATAAAAGTTCTGATGCCATACTAAACCAGTTTATCGGTTTAGCCAACAAAAGGAGGTAAAATGCGAAGTAGACCGATACAATTAAGTATCCTAATATCAGCGGCAATTCTGGTGTTTTCAGTGTTTAGCACCAATCAAGGTAAGTATCATTTACCATTTGACATTAAATATCACACACTATCAAAGTCCATGCAGAAACAAGTGGACTGTCTAACACAAAATATCCTGTTTGAAGCAGGACATGAATCTAAACAAGGCCAAGTCGCTGTCGCCTTAGTCACCCTAAACCGAGTTGCTTCAGGTAATTACGCAAGTGATATCTGTGGTGTAGTTCACCAAAAGACAAATGGTGTTTGCCAATTCTCGTGGGTATGTGAGGTAGAAAACAGAACAAAACGCTTGACAATGATAAACAGTTCATTGTATAATGAGATTCGTTCAGTAGCCATTGGTGTTATCATGAATTATGAGACCATGAAAGACATCACAAAAGGTGCAACATATTATCATGCTGATTATGTGAATCCTAATTGGGGTTTACCTAAGACAACACAAATAGGTAGACATATTTTTTACAAACGAAACAGTGATTTAAATAAGATTGACAAGGAAATTAGATTATGAGTGAATTTAATAATGACTTTAAAACCATGGTAATAGCAGGAACTATTGTTGTTGTTTCCGCAATTATCGGTGCATCTGTGTATAATATTAATGATAGAATGTTAATGTCTAAAAATATTGACAATGCTATCGCAAAAGGAGTTGACCCTCTATCAGTGAGATGTGCTTTCGCTGATGGTCGTGATATGATTTGTGTGGCTTACGGTGCATCACATGGTAATGGTTTAGTTTCTAAAAAATAAAATAAGGATATATTATGGCAGTTCAACAATTGAGTATTAATCAAATTTCAAGTGAAGCAGACCAGAAGAAGTTATTGGACTGCTTACGTGAATGTAGTGGTTCTATGACACGTATGGAAGGCGAGCGTGATTATATTAAAGAATCTGTGGCCGCAGTTGCTAAAGATTTACAGTTGCCTAAGAAATTAGTTGCGAAGATGGTTAAAGTTTACCATAAACAAAACTATGATGAAGAAGTGGCAACACATGAACAATTTGAAACCCTTTATGAAACGATTGTGAAATAATTATGAGTAAATTTACATTTATTAACGAAGAAACAACCTATTGCACCAATTCAAAACAAACGTTAGAATTTTCAGCTGTTTCATTGGACGATATTTTGGAAGAATTTAAATACTTTCTAAAAGGTGCAGGTTTCCATTTTGAAGGTGATATTATTATTGCTCAAGAAACTTGGCCTGTTGAAGAAGCCAATAGGATGATTGATGATTATAGAATGAGTGAATCTGAAAATGCCAACTAAAGAAGAAATGTTGAGATTTGCCAAGGCAATTGAAAAGATGGTTGCCGAAACAGATTACAACCACATGGAAGCAATCGTTGAGTATTGTAAAGAAACGGGCATGGAAATTGAATTGGCTGCCACTTTGGTAAACTCTAATTTGAAATCTAAACTTGAAGCTGATGCTCAAGATTTGAATTTGTTACCGAAGTCAGCACGATTGCCTTTCTAAATGATTTATTATGATATAATGGTGATATGACAGGTTATGAAGCGTTCTCAATATACAACTCTCTAAAGTTGCATTTCTCCTCAAGTTCTTACGATTATTTCAAATACAACGGTAAGAGTAATATCTCTATTGAAGCATTTGAAAATCGTAAGGACAAATACCATTTCTACAAACTATCTCGGCAAAACGAAAAAGAAGATTACATTGAATTTCTTGTATCCAATTTTCTAATCAAAGAGAATTTGTGGGCAGGTGATTTGTTGCAAGAAGAAGCCATAATTGCCTACAAGTTACGTATGGCAACTATACAATCTTTGGGTTATAAATTTCAAAATGATTGCCAAAAGTTGAAAGATAGTGTATCCTCTCCTAATGAATTACTGACAACTGACGGTGATTACCCAAAGTTATTAACTATGACATTACAGAAAGATATACATTTAGAAACTTTGGTGATTATGAATTCTATTATGAATTTCTTGCCTATGTGGGACAAGAAGATATCTGATACAATTCGTTATCCTGAGTTTTCTCGCAAAGTGAAAAAATATGCACCTTTCTTGCAATTTGATAAGGTGAAGTTTAAGAATATTATTATGAAGGAATTATTGTGAAAATTTATGTAGATATGGATGGTGTATTGGCCAACTTTGAGAAACGGTACATTGAATTGTTCCGTGAATCTCCAGGCGAATCTAGAGCTGAAAAAGAATTCAGTGAAAACTGGACTACTTTCATTGAGGGTAAAAACTTTGAAACATTGGATTGGTGGTATGGTGGTCCCGAATTAATTACCTATCTTAGTCAAAATGTTCCGGCTGAATCGGTAGAGATTTTAACCTCATCTGGTGGTAACAAGTTCCACGACCAAGTTGTGATTCAGAAACATAAGTGGATTGAAACATTCAACCTACCAGAACAATGGAAAGTAAACGTAGTAGCTGGTCGTAAAAAGAAGGCAGAATTCGCAACACCTGATAGCATCTTAATTGATGATACCGAAGATGTTATTCAGGCATTTCGTGCAGCTGGCGGTATAGGTATTCATCACAAAGATATAGGCAATACTTTGATGTTGCTTGATATTTACTTGCAAAAGGCATAAATATAGTATATACTATGAATATGTGGATAAGTCGTTATACATTTTTTAATACATTTT